AAAGGACAACATGAGTTAGCTTACAAATATCTAAAACAAGCTACTCGTAATAATATAGCTAATATTAAAAGTAAATATGTTTTATTCATTAACCAGTATTGCTACGGTAAATACATTAATGATGAATTATCTGTAGCTTGTTTTTGGACTAATAGACTTGAAGAAGGATTTAATTATTTAAAACAAATTATTAATGATCCTGAATTTGAACCTCAACAAAAAAGACTAAATTCAAACCTTCAACATTTTACTGATAAGTTAAATGGAAACTAAGACTTTAATTATAGGAGGAGGCATAACTGGACTTTCAGCTGCCTCCTTCCTATCTCATCCAGACTATTTAATTTTAGAAAAAGACTCTATACCTGGTGGTTATTGTAAAACCACTATTAGAGGAGATTATACATGGGATTATTCAGGTCATTTTTTTCATTTTAATAATCCTGAAATTAAAGATTATGTCTTAGAAAATATGGAATCTGAAATGCTTCAGGTCACCAAGATAACAGACATAGATTATAAAGGTACTATTATAGATTTTCCTTTTCAATTTAACATCGATCAATTACCTGAAGAAGAATACAAAGAGTGTTTAGCAGATCTAGATAATTTAGGAGAAGCTGATTTATCTACGTTTAAGTCATTTGTAAGATCTACTCTAGGTAAAGGCATTTGTGATAAGTTTATTATCCCTTACAACGAGAAGTTATATGCCTGTGACTTAGATGAGTTAGAGTATGACTCAATGGGTAGATTTTTTCCTAAAAGTAAATCTAAATCATATAACGATACATTCATTTACCCAAAAGGAGGTAGTTATGAGTATATTAAGTCGGTTCTTAAAAGATTAGACAGTAACAAGATTCTACTTAATACTGAACTTCTAGAATTAGATTTAGAAAATAAAATAGCTAAAACTAATAAAGGAGATATTAAATTTGAACAACTAATTAGTACTCTACCTTTTAATAAACTTCACCCCAATCCTAAACTCTCAGCAAACAAAGTAGCTGTGTTCAATTTAGGTTTTAATAAAGGATCAGATATTAAAACCCATTGGAGATATTTTCCAGGCAATGAAATATTTTATAGAGTAGGATTTTACAATAACATATTAGGACAGGAAAAACTAAGTCTATATGTTGAAATCGGAGCTAACGTAGATCAAAAACTAAACGAATCTGAACTTTTAATGCAAGTTCTCGCTGATTTAGAAGATTGTGGTATAATTGAAGATGGTGTACATGAACTAGTTTCTCACCAATTTCTAATCATGAACCCAGCATACGTTCACATAACTAAAGAATCAAAAGAAATCTATAATGAATGGTGTCAAAAATATAATCCTAAAGGAATATATTCAATAGGTCGATATGGTTCATGGACTTACTGCTCTATTGAAGATAATATTATAGAAGCCCAACAAACAGTCAAAATTTTAAACAATTAACTAATATTTATATCATATGGAAACAAAAGTTTTAACACAAGAAGAACTTACACAATTAAAAAATCTTCAAACTAGACAAAATAATCTACTAATGGATTTAGGTTCAATTGAGTATAGAATATCATTACTAGAACAAACAAAAAATGATCTAAAATCTCAAGTATTAGAGGTTGAAAGACTAAATAATGAATTAGGAGCTCAATTAACTCAAAAATATGGTAATGGAACTCTTAATTTAGAAACTGGAGAAATTACTATAGGATAATATTCTGTTTGTTTTAAAGTTATATTTAATGGTTATAGTTTTTGGGAGAGATCCTACATATTTATAATAAAACTAAAAATATAACTTTGCAATGGCAGAAACTTTAATTTCACCTGGAGTATTAGCTAGAGAAAATGACCAGTCATTTATCACGCAACAACCTGTAACTGTAGGAGCAGCTATTATAGGCCCAACTGTAAAAGGCCCATACCAAATTCCTACTGTAGTTACTACTTACTCAGATTACTTAAATAAGTTTGGTGGATCTTTCCTAAGTGGTGGTCAAGAATACAGCTATTTTACTCAAATTGCTGCTTACAATTATTTCCAACAAGGTGGACAAAGCCTATTGATAGCTAGAGTAGCTTCAGGATCATGGGCTTCTGCCACAGGATCTATTTTAGCTATTAACACCTCAGCTTCATTTACTTTAAAGACTATCTCTGAAGGCACTATCATGAATAGTGTAGGACCAACAGGTTCAAATGGTACTTTAGATAGTGGATCTACTGATAACATCAGATGGCAAATCACTAACGTAGATACTGGTTCAGGTCAATTTAGCTTACTAATTAGACAAGGTAATGATACAACTACAGAACCAATTGTACTTGAAACTTGGACTAACCTATCACTTGATCCAACCCAAGATAATTACATTGCTAGAGTAATTGGTGATAGTTATCAAACATATGATTCAGTTGAAAATTATGTAAAAGTAGTTGGTAGCTTCCCAAATAATTCTAGATATGTTTACGTATCAACTGTAGCTAATCCTACTCCATTCTATTTTGATAATAATGGTGTAGCTAAAGCTGCATTTACTCCATACATGCCTGCGACTGCTAGTGGTGCATTTGGTGGTGGTTTAGGAGACTTATATTACGCTTCAGGTCCTGCTTTATACTACTCAGCGTCAAATGGTACCACAAATCTTCAAGGTATAAATGCTACTGATTATAATGAAATGATCACATTAATGTCTAATCAGGATGATTACAGATTTAATGTAATTTCAGTTCCTGGTTTAACATTACAAGACAATACAGCTCAAACAACAGCTTTAGTAAATGTAGTTCAATCTAGAGGTGATGCTATTGCAGTACTTGATCCTAGCCCATATGATGCAAAAATTACACAAGTAATTACAGATGCTTCAGCTGTAAATAGTTCATATGCCGCCGCATATTGGCCATGGTTACAAACAATTGATCCAGGTACTGGCCAGTTAGTATGGGTACCAGCTTCAACTATGATTCCGGCTGTATACGCGTTTACTGACAGTGTATCTGAACCATGGTTTGCACCTGCTGGAATTAACCGTGGTGGATTAGATACTGTAGTAAGAGCCGAAAGAAAACTAAGCCAAACTAACCGTAATGATCTATACACAGGTAATATAAACCCAATTGCAACCTTCCCCGGTACTGGAGTTGTAGTATATGGTCAGAAAACATTACAGAAAAAAGCATCTGCACTTGATCGTGTAAATGTACGTAGATTGTTAATCGCACTTAAGTCTTACATCTCTCAAGTAGCAAACAACTTGGTGTTTGAACAAAACACAATTGCTACAAGAAACCAATTCTTAAGCCAAGTTAACCCATACTTAGAATCAGTTCAACAACGTCAAGGTTTATATGCATTTAGAGTAATTATGGATGATTCCAATAACACTCCAGATGTAATTGATAGAAACCAGTTAATCGGTCAGATCTATCTACAACCAACTAAGACTGCTGAATTCATTTACTTAGACTTCAACATCTTACCAACTGGAGCAACCTTCCCAGGTTAAAAGTTGTAATTGATAATATTTATAATAAAATAAATAATATAGCAAAATGGCAGTATTAGACCCAAACGAAATATTTTTCACAGCGTTTGAACCAAAACAGGCGAACCGCTTTATCATGTACATTGATGGTATTCCATCATACACAATTAAAGCAATCGGTGCTGTAACTTTAACTCAAGGAACTGTACCTTTGAACCACATTAACGTTCAACGTTTTGTGAAAGGTAAAACAGTTTGGAACCCAATCCAGTTCACATTATTTGATCCTATCACACCTTCAGGTGCTCAGGCAGTAATGGAATGGGTACGTTTACATCACGAATCAGTAACTGGTAGAGATGGTTACTCAGACTTCTACAAGAAAGACTTAACTTTTGATGTATTAGGACCTGTAGGTGATATTGTTTCTGAATGGGTTATCAAAGGTGCTTTAATTACTGATGCTAACTTTGGTGATTATTCATGGGATACTGTTGATACAGCTATTAACATTACAATGACTGTTCAACCAGACTATTGTGTATTGAACTTCTAATAGAAATTCAAATAAATTTAAATTTGAGCTTGGCTTTGCCAAGCTCTTTTTTTATATTATATGTATAATAGACAAACTAGTTTTATTAAATAAAAATTTATGAACGAAACAAAATTCCCTACAGAAATTGTAGAATTACCTTCAAAAGGTCTTGTTTACCCAGCAGATCATCCTCTACACAGTGGTAAAGTAGAAATGAAATACATGACTGCTAAAGAAGAAGATATTCTTACCAACCAAAACTATATTCAAAAAGGTATTGTTCTAGATAAGCTTTTAGAAGCTTTAACTATGAATAAATTCAGCCTTAAAGATATGATTACAGGTGATAAAAACTCCTTAATTGTAGCGTCACGTATCTTAGGTTATGGTAAAGATTATACATTTACTTATGATGGTAAAGAATATAATGTAGATCTTACAACTCTTGATAATAAACCTTTTGATACTTCTTTACTAACTTCAAAGGGCACATTCAAATTTATTCTCCCAGTTTCTAAAACTGAAGTAGAATTTAAACTTTTAACAGCTAAAGATGAGGAATTAATTGATCAAGAAATTCAAGGTCTTAAAAAACTTAACAAAGAATTATCTTCAGAAATTACTACTCGTTTAAAATATCAATTAACAACTGTTGATGGTTCTCAAGATAGAAATGTTATTAAAGAATTTGTAGAATTTAATTTATTAGCAGCTGATTCAAGAGCGTTAAGACTCTACATTAAAGAAGTAGCTCCTGATGTTAATTTAAGTTTTACTACAGATGGCGGTGAGGAGGTCGCTATCCCAATTAATCTTAACTTTTTTTGGCCTGACCTCTGAGATAGTTCCTCAAGTTCGTATGGGTTTATTTAATCAAATTCATGAAATAATATTTCATGGTCAAGGTGGTTATGACTATGAAACAGTCTATAACATGCCTATTTGGTTAAGAAAATTTACTTATACTAAAATAACTGAATGGTATAATAAAACCAATCCAAATAAAAATGAAAATAGTTGGCTCTCAGGTGAAGCTAAAGAAAATGCAGCTAAAAATAAAAAAGTAAAACCTCCTACTTATGTTACGAAGGCATCCAAAAAGTGATGCCTTCTAATATTTATAACAAAATATCCTTATGGCTATAGAAGACGAATTATCTAGGGCAGAGAAAGCTTTAAAAGACAGACTCATTAACGCTGGAAAAGTAGCGAAGGATATTACTAACAAAGCTTTTAAAGAATTAGTTGCTTCTATAAAGGAATATAGTGAATCTCTTGATAAGATAACTAGTAAATTAGAAGAACAATTAGATCTCTATTCTGAAATAAAAGCCCAAACTATAGGATTTGGGCAAGCTTTACAAAAACAATTACCTTATGTAGAAAAAAATAAAGATTTATCTCAAAGATTAATTGGAATCTATAAAGAAGAAAATAAATTATTAGATAAATTAGTCAGATACCAAGAAGATCTTATTACAGGTGAATTAGATTATAGTCAAGCTGCTAAAGCTGTAGCTGATACTAAAAATTTACAATTTGCTATTGATCAAA